TGGCACTCGCTACCACGGCAAAGACCAATACACAACGTTCCTGAAACAAAGCTATGTTGTGTACGAAGATGACGATAGCGAAGAGCCTACTGGCGAGGAATACGTCTGGGACAGCTACATTAAGGTTGTTGAGACAGACAACGAGTTCCTGTGGCCCCGTAGTCGCCGTGCAGACGGCAAGCGCTTTGGCTTTGACAGGAATGTTCTTAGTAGGATTAAGGCAGAGTATGAAGACAAAACGCAGTTCTATGCGCAGTATTACCAAAACCCTAATGACCCATCCAGCCTCCGTATTTCCCCCGACAAGTTCCAATACTTCGAGGGAAAGCACGTCCGGCAGGAAATGGACGGGTGGTACATCAAAGAGCGCAAGCTCAATGTGTTTGCTGCAATTGACTTTGCTTTCTCCACCAAAGCGAAAGCGGATAGCACTGCTATTGTGGTTGTTGGCATGGATAGCGAGTCTAATATCTACGTACTGGATATTGATAGGTTTAAGAGCGATAGGATTAGCGATTACTTCACGGCTATTCTGAGGATGTATCAGAAGTGGGGATTCCGCAAGATTCGATGCGAAGTCAGTGTCGCCCAGCAAGTGATTGTCAAAGACCTCAAGGAGAACTACATTGCTCGCCAAGGGCTTAACTTGGTGGTGGATGAGTATCGCCCCAACAGGCACGAGGGCAACAAGGAAGAGCGTATCTCAGCTACCCTTGAGCCTAAGTATGACAACCTCAAGATGTGGCACTGCAAGGGCGGGAATACAGCCGCCTTGGAAGAGGAGCTGATGCTGGCTAAGCCCCCGCATGACGATATTAAGGATGCCCTGACAGCAGCCATTGATATTTGCAATCCCCCACGGGGAAATAGGAATAAGATGAAATCAAGCAATGTGGTTCAGTTTAACTCACGCTTTGGAGGCGTTGCATACGGATGAGCACAAAAGTAGCAGAAATTAACTCGATGTTGCAACCTCACACAATGGCTAAAGAAATTGCCTATATGTGGGACAACTTCAACCGCAACCGTAATACGTGGCTCGAAGAGAAGAAAGAGCTACGCAATTACATCTTTGCCACGGACACGACAAAGACAACGAACAGCAAGCTTCCGTGGAAGAATAAAACCACGATTCCGAAGATTTGCCAGATTCGGGACAACTTGCACGCCAACTATGCCTCAGCGCTGTTCCCCAATGACCACTGGTTTAAGTGGGAGGGCCATAGCCGTGACGCTGTGACACAGACGAAGCGGAAGTCAATTGAGGCGTATGTCGGCAATAAGCTCCGAATGTCGGGCTTTAGGCAGGAAGTGTACAAACTCCTGTACGACTACATTGATTATGGCAATGCCTTCTGGGACATTGTTTTCGTCAATGAAACCCACAAAGACCAAGATGGAAACGTCATTCAGGGCTACCGTGGGCCTAAGCTCAAGCGCATTAGCCCCTACGATGTAGTGTTCAATCCGTTGGCTTCCAGCTTCAAAGACTCCTACAATATTGTCCGAAGTGTAAAAAGTTTAGGAGAATTGCGTTGGGAGCTTGACAACATGCCCGAATTAGGGTATAATAAAGATATTATAGAACAGATTGAAGATTATCGCAAGAACCTTGCGGGATATTCTGTTGACGATATTAACAAAGTGGTGGCTTTTGAGGTGGATGGCTTTGGCTCCTATTACGACTATCTGCAAAGCGGATATATCGAGGTGCTGGAGTTTGAAGGCTCAATCAGCAACAAGGACAACGGGGAATACCTCCAGAACGTCCTGATTACGGTTGTAGACCGCATGAAAGTCATTCGGGTAGTCCCAATGCCCTCATGGATGGGTAAGACCACTAAGGGCCACACACAGTGGCGTATGCGTCCTGACAACCTTTACGGCATGGGGCCACTGGACAATCTGGTGGGGATGCAATACCGCATTGACCATCTGGAAAACCTCAAGGCTGACGCAATGGACTTGGCTGTACACCCGCCTCTGGCGGTGACAGGCAATGTCGAGGAGTTCACTTGGGGGCCAAGCGAAGTCATTGAGATTGGCGAAGGCGGTAGCATTCAGGAGCTTGGTAAGAGCTTGCAGGGTGTTATGGCTGCTAACAATGAAATCTCCATGCTTGAATACAAGATGGAGGAGATGGCAGGCGCTCCCAAGCAGGCTATGGGCATTCGCACTCCGGGCGAGAAGACAGCCTATGAAGTGCAAAGCCTTGAGCAAGCAGCCTCTCGAATCTTCCAGAACAAGATTACGCACTTTGAGATTGAGTGCATTGAGGATGCCCTCAACAAGTTCTTGGAAGTAAGTCGCCGTAACATGGATGGGGCAGACCTGATTCGTGTCATTGATGATGACTTGGGCGTAATTCAGTTTATGGACATCACCAAGGATGACATCACGGCCTCTGGGCAACTGCGTCCTATCGGCGCACGCCACTTTGCAGCTCAGGCCACGGTGATTCAGAACATTAGCAACTTCTACCAATCTGCTGTGGGCCAAGATGAAGCTGTACGGGCGCACATCTCTGGCAAAGCTGTTGCTAAGATGTTTGAAGAGTTCTTGGGTCTTGACCGCTTCCAATTGTTCCAAGACAACATTCGTATTGCGGAGCAAGCTGAAACTGCTGAGCTGACACAAGAAGTGCAGATGAATCTACAAGAGCGTGAATTAACCCCAACGGAAGCCCCGCTTCCCCCTGAGATTGAAGGACAAATGTGATGGCTGAGTCAAAAGTAAAACCAAACAAAGTTCCGCTGTTCAGCATGGACAGAATGGGAACTACGATTGATGGCAAGTTTATGAATGCCAAGCAGGAAGCTGCATATAAGGCAAACAAAACCAAGGGTTCCCGTGGGCCTCGTTCTCGTGGTGGTAAGCGCACCCCGACAGATGTTTCTGAGCGTGCTATCTTCAAAGCAGAGATTGGTCGCCAAGTGGCTACAGCCAAGCCTGCTCCAGCTGTTGCTAAGAAGCCAGCCAAAGCCTCTGCTCCGGCAGTGAAGGCTAAAGCAACTCCGACAATGACTCGTGGCTCCATGAAGCGCTCGGCTATTCCGAAAGCTGAAATGACAGTGCAGGATGTTAAACAAACTATTGCTCCGATGGCCTCGTCAGGAATCTCCAAGACAAAGCGTAACATCAGCGTTGGTGGCTTGGTTGGACGCACTGGTGGCAAGTGGCACTTGGGCAAGAAAGTTGGCAAGGGCTAATGCAAGTTAAATGGCTAAAGGGGGCAAAGACCCCCGAAGCAAAGAAACAACGCAAGCAAATGATTATAGCAAACAGAGACATTCTGGAATTGCTAAAGGATATTCTAACAGACGACTTAAACAATTTGGAGGACAATGAACTAAAAGCCGATGTGTATAACGTGTCCAATTGGGCATATCAACAAGCCGATAGTAATGGCGCTAAACGCGCCCTAAAGAAAGTGATTGACCTAATCACGATTGAGGAATCCAAATGAGCGATACAACGTTATTCTCTACAGAGACAGCGACCCCTGAACCTGTAGCCGCCGTAGCCCCCGTTGTTCCCAGCATACCCGCTGAGGTGGCAGAGTTGGTTGGTGAAGGCAAAAAGTACAAATCCGTGGACGATGCTTTGAAAGCACTCCCGCACGCCCAAAGCCACATTGCTCGTCTTGAGCAAGAGGCAAAGGAACTGCGAGAGAAGGCTGCACAAGCTCGTGCTATTGAGGATGTGTACGAAGCACTACAATCCCGTCAAAGTGCAGACCCTGTGACAGCAGGCGTTCCTGTGTTTGATGAGCGTACATTGGATGTTGTGCTGGAGCGTAAGCTCCAAGAAAAGCAAGCGATGGCTGTTAAGCAAGCCAACATGAATGAAGTGAAACAAGCTCTTACCGATAAGTTTGGGGATAAAGCCTCAGAGACTTTCAGGAAGAAAGCCGAAGAGCTTGGGGTAAACGAGACGTTCCTCACTGATTTAGTTGCGGCTTCTAGCAAAGCTGGCTTTGAGTTGTTTGGGCTGACTCGAAAGGAAACGACAGCCTCAGCAGCTCCGGCTGGTGGAATTAACACGCAAGCCATTATGCAAAACCAACAGCCCGTCAAGCCGAAAGCAATCATGGGTGGCGCAACCACTCAGGATATGATTCAAGCATGGCGAGCATCCAATCCCGTTAAACAATAAGGAATACATAAATGCAACTTACAGGTAACTCCTCGGCTTTTATTGAAGCCCAGCAGTATTCTCAGTTCATTCTGTCGAATCTGCATGACGGCCTGCTTCCCGGTCAATTCTACCGTGACGTAAGCGACTTCCCGGCTGGTACTACACTGAACGTCAAAGTGGTTGGCTCTGCCACACTGCAAGACGTTGAAGAAGACAAAGCTATCACCTACAACCCGATTGACACCAACACCGTCACACTGGCTATCACTGAGCACGTGGGCGATGCGTGGTATGTGTCGGACAAGCTGCGTCAGGACGGCGCTCAAATTGAAGCTCTGATGGCTATGCGTGGTATGGAATCCACCCGCGCCCTGCAAGAAGACTTCGAGACTAAGTTCCTCCGCACCGCTGGTATCTCGGCTCAAACCGCCGCGAACAAGAATGCCATCAATGGCTTCGACCATCGCTGGGTGGCTGATGCCTCGGCTGACAACAGCTACAAGATGGGTCTGTCTGACCTGATTGACATGAAGCTGTCGTTTGACAAAGCTAACGTTCCGCAGAATGGTCGTATGCTGATTGTTGACCCTGTTGTGGAAGCAACCCTCAACAAGCTGGCTGGCGCAACTGTTTCTGTTGACCGCAACCCGCAGTTCCAAGGCGTGCTGGAGCAAGGCTTTGCTCGTGAGCACAAGTTCCTGTTCAACCTGTTTGGCTGGGACATTTGGACTTCCAATCGTCTCCCGACTATCGCCTCTGCTGAGGCCATCACCCACAATGGTGTGGCTGACACAGCTCCGATTGGTTCGGTGGCTAACATCTTCATGAACGTGTTGGACGATTCCACCAAGCCGATTATGGGTTGCTGGCGTCAAATGCCGAAGGTCGAAACTGAGCGTGATATTGACAAAGGCAATGACAAGTTCGTTACTCGTGCTCGTTATGGCTTTGGTCGTCAGCGTCCGGAATCGCTGGGCGTTGTCCTGACTTCCGCCTCTAACTACTAAGGAGTAATTAACATGGCAAAAGAAACCGTAAACGGTGTAACAAACTACTACGGCCCGACTGGTCGCTTCGACAATGACGAGGGCGTTATTTATGCCCAAGGCTCTGTCCGCGAGCAAGTGGTCTACTTCACTGGTGCTAACTACTCGCAAGTGGCGTTCACGCTGCCTGCTGGTGCTCGCATCATGGGCGCACCGATTGTTGAAATCTCGGAAGCGTTTGCTCTGGGCGGCACTACCCCCACCATCAACATTGGTGTGAGTGGTTCGCATGGTACAAACTACTTCTGCGAAATCAGCGAAGCCCAAGCTGAAGCCGTGGGTACATATCAGTCGGCTGCTCCGGCTGGTACACTGGCTACATCGGCTGCTCCGCTTGCCGCTGCTGCTAACATCGTGGTTGCTCTGGACGGCACAACGCCGACCATCACTGGCGCTGGTGCTGCTAAAGTGGTTGTTCAGTATCAAGTAATCTAAGCTGTACGGGGGCTAGGAATTGGCCTAGCCCCCATTCTTAGGAATATCGCCACATGGCTAAAATGACATTGTTAGAGGTTGTTCAGGAAATTCTTTCGGATATGAACTCCGATAATGTGAACAGCATCAACGACACTATCGAAGCTCAGCAAGTAGTGCAGATTGCAAAGCGCACCTATTTCAACATGGTGAACGAGCGCATTCTCCCGCACACGGCTGGCTTTTTTAATTTAACGGCTCTTGTTGAGCCTGCTCGACCTACGCATGTCCGTATTGAGGACAATGTAATTCGCGTGGAGAGTATTAAGTATGACTGCCGCAAAGAGCTGGCAGACCCTGTAGACCCACAAGAAATTCAATACAAACTGCCCAAGGACTTCATGGACTTGGTGATGCAACGCAATCCAAGCAACGACAATGTAACTACCGTCTTGGATGTTGTGCCTCTGTTTGTTTACAACAATGTAGCCCCGTCTTATTGGACTTCGTTTGACGATAAGCACATTGTATTTGACAGCTACAATAGCGATGTTGACTCCACAATTCAAAGCTCGAAGTGCTACGCCTACGGCGAGCGTGAGCCTGTGTGGAGTAGCATTGACGAGTTTGTCCCTGACATTCCTGCAAAGATGTTCCCCTACTTCGTTAGCGAAGCCAAGGGGATGTGCTTTATGACCATCAAAGAAGCCCCGCACCAGAAGGTTGAGCAACAAGCAGACCGACAGCGCAAGTGGCTCTCTGGCGAGAAGTTCCGTGCAGGCGGAAAGCGAATCACATTCCCAAATTACGGACGTAAATAATGGCCTCGGAACGAGAACTAATCATTGTACAATCTCCAATGTCTGCTAATTATGTTATTGCCTATGAAGGCACGAGTGGGCAAATCCCATTTGACCTGACTGGTGAATACACAAGCAAGCATCTGGCACAGAAAGCTATTGACTTCTTTAAGGTTCAGCGCGAAGCCGCTAAGCCTGTTTCAAAGAAGAAAGACTCTGACGGAGAAGTAAGTGGCAATTCAGACCGCAAATAAAGAGTATAACACATTCGTAAAGGGAATTATCACTGAGGCTAATGCCCTCACGTTCCCAGAGAATGCTTCAATTGACGAAGCCAACTTCGTCCTAAATCGAGACGGTAGCCGACAGCGCCGTCTTGGTATGGACTTGGAAGATGGCTACACAGCTACAGCCGTACCGTCCATGACGAGTGCGGCTATTGGTGTTTCATGCCATGAATGGATTAACGCAGGCAACACCGTTGCCAATCAATTTGCAGTGGTGCAAGTCGGTGATAAGCTCCTTGTTTACAATGCTACTGCATCTGCTATTAGTAGCGACCTTATTGCTACCATTGATGCCTCTAGTGTTATTGTGGATGAGACCAAGCTAATCCAAAGCGATTGCGGCATGGGATTCTTCTTCTTCACGTCAGGCACTGGCGCTCCTGCTGTTCTGGAGTATGTTGGCACTACAGTGTCGTTGCGCACCATTGACATTAAGATTCGTGACTTCTTTGGCGTGTACGATGGCCTTGCCGTTGACAATAAGCCAGCAACACTATCTGACGCACACAAGTACAACCTGTACAATCAAGGCTGGGATGCTACACGCAACGCAGCCGTGTTTGCCAACCGTGGTTCCTACCCAGCTAACAGCGAGATTTGGTATGTAGCCAAGAATAGCACCGATGACTTTGCTCCGGGCAAGCTAGACAAGACAGACTTCGGTACATCAGCCGCGCCTCGTGGCCGATACATCATAGATGCCTTTGCACGCTCCTCCAGTCGCACAACGCTCTCCGGCGTCACTGTAGCCACAGACACAGAAACATCGCGCCCTGAGTGCGTAGGCTTCTTCCAACAGCGTGTGTTCTATGCAGGCTTGGATGGCAAGCAAGTGAGTCGTACCGACACTGCTCCCTCGATGCAGGGCTTTGTGTTCTACAGCCGAATCATTCGTACCCCACAGGACTTCGGCCAGTGCCACTCTGACGCTGACCCTACCTCTGAGATTGACAATAGCATTGCTGAGCCGGATGGTGGCTACATCAACATCCCAGACAGTGGTAAGATTTACAAGCTCGTTCCGTTGAACGACACGCTGTACGTGTTTGCACAGAATGGCGTGTGGGCATTGCGTGGTGGTGACAGTGGCTTTAATGCCGTGGAACAGCAAGTGCAGAAAGTGAGCGACTTTGGTGTTGTATCTGGCACAAGCGTTGTCAAGACAGAAGACGCTATCATGTACTGGAGCAAGGCTGGCATCTACTACATGGCCTCCCAGCAGGGCGAGATTACAGCCAAGAACATCTCTGAGGGAACTATTCAGAGCCTGTTCACAAGCCTGCCTAAAGCATCCAAAGAGTTTGCCACGGGCCACTATGACGCAATCAACCGTCAGGTGAGCTGGTTGTATAGCACGTCACTTGACTATGATGGCGTTAATTACAAGTTCAACTACGACACGGAGCTTGTCTTGGACACAACGCTTGAGGCGTTTGCCAAGAATACTATTAGCACGCTGACTGGAAGCACGCCATACGTGGCTGGCTACTTGACAACTCCAGACTTGATTAGCGCAGCAACGCTTGGAAGCTCCACAACCAAGTATCTGACACTGTACTACGAGAGTGGCTCAAGCATCCCCAAGGTAACTTTCTCGCACTACCGCGACAAGGACTTCATTGACTGGATTAGCTTCAATGGCGTTGGTCGTTACTTCACCAGCTACCTTATTACAGGCTACGAGCTTCTCGGCACTACTATGGTGAACAAACAGTCGCCATACATCATTGTGCATTGCAAGCGCACGGAGCAGAATGTAGAGTCTGTGGGAAGCGGTGGTGCTGTAGAGTATGACTACCCAAGCTCCTGCCTGTTGCAGAGTCGTTGGGACTTCTCAGACAGCGCTACAAGTGGCAAGTGGGGGCCGGAGACGCAAGTGTACCGACTCAATCGAGCTATCATCCTGCCAGTTGCAGGAGAGCCTCTGGACTACGGCCACAGCGTTATTACAACAAAGAACAGGCTCACAGGACGGGGCAAGGCATTGTCGTTGAAGTTCACTTCGGAGAACGGCAAAGACATGCACATCCTTGGGTGGGCTAACAAATACACAGCAAATACGGTGGTGTGATGATTGTACGACAAGCAACACGATTGGATGAGGAGGACTGCGTGGGAATGACGGCCTCCTTCATTCAGATGACTCCATACAGCAAGTACAAGCTGTCCTACGACAGCCTAGCTATGACATTCCACTCTGCTGTTGACCACGGCTTAGCATTTGTAGCGGAAGAGGAAGGCTTGGTGATTGGTATGATTATGGGAGTGAAAGCTCCTGCAATGTTCAATGACAACATCCTGATTGGACAAGAGCTGGGCTGGTGGGTGGATGAGGAATATCGTGATACAAAGGCAGGCGTAGCGTTGCTTAAAGCATTTGAAGATGCCTGCGCTGAGTGCGACATTATCTCAATGAGCTTGCTGTCAACATCTGAACAAAAGCTACGTGGCTATTTAACATCTCTCGGCTACACAGAAGCCGAAACCGCATACTTCAAGGAGAACTGATATGGCTGTACTTACTACTGCCGCTACCTTAGCCGCAGCGGGAACCGCCACCGCTGCCACAGGCGCAGCTGCCGCAGGCGCTGGTATTGCTGCTGGTGCTGCTACAGCTGCTGGCGCAGCCACGGCTGCTGGTGCTGCCGCTGGAGGCATTGGCTTAGCTGGCGCTAGTGCAATTGCTGCTGGCGTTGGCTCCGCTGGGCAAGCGGTTATGGCGCAGAAGGCTGCTGCTGAACAGCGCCGTATGGCTAATGTGGCTAACGCTCGTGAGCGCAAGAAGGCATTGGCCTCTATGCGCATTGCTCGTGCTCGCCAAGAGGCTATGGGCGTTGCTACAAACACCAGTGGTGCTTCCTCGCAAGTTAGCGCAATGGGCGCAGAGATGGCGAACACGGCATCAGCTATTGGATTCCAGAATCAGCAGACAGCCTCTATGAACAAAGTGAGTGTATTCAATGCGGCTTCTACAGGCTTTGGTGTATTACAGCAAGGCGGTATGTTTGCTTCGCAGAATCCTGAGCTTGTTGGTAGCATGGGTAAAAAGCTGTTCTCTTAAGGACTATACATGACTGATGAATTGAAAGTCGCAGCTCCCGCAGAAGCGGATATGGCTGTGCAGGACATTGCTGGTCTTGTTCCTCCGGCAACCCTAACTCCGGCAACAACCAGCTCTACAATGACACCGTATGACCCGACAGCCGAAGACCATGCTGAGCGTGTTAGTAAGGGCGCTAAAGCTGAGCTGGGCTTGAAGGAAGATACAAGCTACAAAGACCCAGTTGCCAACCGCGAGCTGTTGGATGCGCTTGAGTCTGACGAGATGGACACTTATAAGGGTGCTATGCGTATGATTGCATACGACACTCGCTATACTCCAGAGCAACGTGCGGAAGCCATTAAGCAAGTGGGGTCTCTTGTTGAGATGCAAGGGCTTGGCTTCACAAAGCTTAGCGATATTGAACGCACTATGTCATTGGCTACCCGTGCCAACGAGCAACGTCTTGCTGATGCAGAGGGCGCTCTTGAGCGTAAGACTGCCATCATCGAAGACAAGGCTAAGACTGGTGGCCGTGTAGAGTTTGAAACCTACCAGAATGTCGAAAGCCCAGACGAGCTGTTGCAATACCGTAACTATGAAAAGAAGGGCGATGTTAAGGGCATGGCGCAAGCCGCCATTGCATACGCAGACTCTCGCTGGAAAGTGCTGAGCTTGGACACCGCTGCTGCGCTAACGCCGATTGGTGCTCTTGAAGTGACTCGTGGCCGTGAGATGGTGAGGTATTTGGATGACCCAGCCATTCTCAAGATTGCTGATAAGTGGAATGCTGTTGAAGCGCAATTCAGCTACGGCCAGTTCAAAGAGGACATGGCTAAGACTATTCTTAAGCTTCCGAAAGACCGCCAGATTCGTGTGATGAATCGTTTGGTTAATTACCTCAAGATGCAATACTCGACAGGCCAAGACGGTAATGCGCTCGTTGAGCTTGGCATGGCTAACACCTTGCTTGAGCGCTTGGCTGACCCCAACTTTGAGGAAGGCTTCAAGTATAACGCATTCAAGCTTCTGGACACCTTGGGTGGTGCTTTGGATGCTACCGTAATTGGTGGCGCTGCTCTTCGCACCCTCAAGCTTGCATCACGATTAGGCAAGACAACGCTGCGCCTCTCTCGCGTAGCTCCTAACCACACTGCTGGCGAGCTGGCTGAAGCAGCGCTACAAGACCCCACAATGTTGTCGCGCCTTGGCGTGAAGAGTATTGATGACGTGGGTGAGATTGCTTTTGGTAGCTTTGCTGATACGCTGAAAGGAACTAACGTATCGCTTGACATTGCTCCCGCTGTGCGTGAGAAGTCTATTGCTATCCTCAACGCTCGTGAGCTTATTCGCAAGGCGCTGTCTAACAAACCTGTAACCCTGTCCACTGAGCAGATTCAGAAGGGCATGGTGAGCAAGCTGAATCGTGTTGGCCTTGTTCCGCAGACCGACCTTATGACCATCACCTCCAAGGGCGATGTTATTGATGTTGTGGGTCGCTTCGGCAAAGGCGACAACGAAGGCTTTGCCACTGCTGAGGAAGCTTACAAGGCTGCTAATGAACTCACAGACGGAACTGTAGGCATTGAGATTGCTGTGCGTCACCAGAAGTCTGGTGTTGTTGTAACGCCAGATGACCCGTCATACATCAAAGTTACAGAGGATGCTGCGTATTCCCCTGAGCAATACGAATACTTTGCCCAGATGAAATACAACACTTCGTTTGATGAGATTATGAACACGGATGATTTCGTGGAGAGTGCGTACATCGGACAGAAGCTTGGCTTTGTTGAGAAGGCTTTGTTCAGCAGTAAGCGCTTTGGGCGTGTTGCCTCGGCTCTGTGGGATAACAAAACGAATGCTGCTGCAATCCTTGCGGCTGGCAACAAACGCCATGTTCAGGACTTGCTGAGTAGTTTGGTGAAGCCGGAGACAGATGCGCTGAACAGCGCTGGTCGTGCTCAGCTTAACAAAGCTCTTGTGGCTAACAATGGCGTTGACGAAGTGTTCTCTACAGGTCACTTGGTGGAGCTTGGCGTTACGGACAAGAATGCTCAGAAAGCCTACTACGCATACCGCAATATGTTTGATGTTGCTCACGAGATTGCAGACACTGGCTTGGCACGCTCTATGCGTAGCCAAGGCTATCGTCAGATTGTTGGTGACACAGATAAGGTGCTTGGCTATGGACAGCGCGTGTCGCTGGAAGAAATCCCGCGCAATAAAACCCTCAAGATTCGCCAGCTTGATGAGGGTGGCGATGTTATTAAGGATATGAACTTGGCTGACCTCAGCCGCATGATGGATGAGGAAGGCGCACAGCTGTATCGTATGCGCGAAGTGGAATGGATTGGGAAAGACGAGATTGCTTATACGCTGGCTACAAGCAAGCGTGTTGGTAAATCAGTGCGTCAGGTTCCGTCTAATGGCGTGCTTGCCAAAGCTGCTGGTTATTTCCCTGAGATGATTAAGGGCAACTTGGCTGTGCATGGCACAACACCGTCAGGCCGTAGGTTCTTGCTTGCTACAGCAGAAACAACTGCTGACGCTAAGCGAGTTAAGGATGAGCTGTTGGCTGAATACAATAGCTTGGATGAAGCAGGCAAGGCTAAGCATGTGCTCGCCAAGATGGATGCAGATGCGGGAATTGGCATTGACCTCTACCGTGGATACAAGGATGCCATCTCGCGTGGCACATCTGAGGGCGTGTACGAAAACCTCAATGGTGCGGTGTACGGACACAAGGGTGGCTACGATGTGCTGAACGCCTCTGGCGATGCATCAGATGCCAACTGGCTTGACCCGATTACAGCCACACAAGCGATGTTCTCGTTGCTGGCTAACAACTATACAAAAGGCTCACACATCACCTCGATGCAGAAGCAACTCACGAAGTTTGCTAAGGACAACAAGCTCCTTGGTGATGGCTATCGTGGTGGTGATATTGTGTCTGTTGACCAGCTGGTTGATGGGGCTAAGCTCACTGGCGAGCCTCGCCGTTTGTATGAGAATGCCGTGATGCGTCTTGAAACAATTGATGCCTACCGCATTCT